GCGTGCGTCTCGTGCGTTGGCAGGGTCGCACACGCAGGAAATGTTGCACCCTGCATACCGCATTGTGATAAGGGGTGTCATTACATCATCGATGAACTCCTCCAACCCCATTTCCTCGCCATAAATGCCGTCCGTGATGTGCCACTTACCACGGTGGTGCTGCCAAAACAACGCACAGGGGTGGATACCTGAGGTGTCAATGCTGACGAGCGTGTCGGTGTATTTAAGCGGAGTTATAGTGTGGTCGGCAACGTGGTATTCGCTGTCAAAGTTGGTAAACACCGCCTTACCGTCCCCGCCTGCACGACCATAACGGCACAGCAGTCGGGTCTGTATCATATCGTACTTACCCATTTTCTGATAAGTCGCCAAGTCAATCAGATACTTTTTACCATTATCTAGATTGGATAAGTTCTCCGCAAGGGGGTTAATGGTGTAGGTTGTCTCGCCTGTGTCAGGGTCAATGTGTTCAAGTAGGGCTGGCGGTTGCTCATACAACATCGTACCCTCAGGCAATTCGCCCTCATGTAGGTACGACACAAGCCAATGGTCTTTGGGTGGGTAGTTGTAGTCGCCAATCACGCCGTACCATGTAACGTGCGACTTGTCGTCTCCCCACATAACAGACGGTGGATAACGCCCCACACGCTCGCCAGCCTTACCCACCAACCCCTCGGGCAACTCAATCATTTCGTTGAGCCAAATCGCCGTTGCCTCATAACTGTCAAGCACAGTTAGGTCTCGCTCACTCTCAATGGCAATCAATTCAAACTGAATGTCAGCAATGGTGTCATCAGGTAATGGAATACGGCTGTGGACTTTAATGGGTTTTGAGTAAGTAATCTTGGTATATTTTCTCGGTAGCCACGCTTTGAGTGTTTCAAGCGTTGTCCGTTCAAGTCGCCCATAAGTGGAGCGAATGATACCAAATTTCGTTGGGCGAATACCCTCAGGTGTTGGCTCTTGTCGCATTGCAATGGCAAGTAGTTCAATGACCGACCCTACGGACTTACCTGACCCAGGCGACCTGCCACAAACCGCTTATTATAAAGTTTGTAATCTTCGTGGAAACGCACCATTGTTGGATACGCATTATATGATGTAGTCGCCATTATAGTTCTCCTAATTCATCATCGCCCGTTTTCGGCGCATCGGTGGTAATCACTTCAGTATATTCTGCGTCCAATGTGTGAGTGGATTGTGGTGTTGGTTGTGGTGTTGGTTGTGCTTGCAGATGTGAAAGACCTGGCACACCATTGATGTTGAACACCACAGACGCCCCGATGACTGGTGTGGCGTTCGTTTCGTCTTGCTCAGTTGGGTCCAGCTGTGCCAATTCCACGGCGAGTTTGAATAAGTTGTGAAAGTCTTTTGTTGAAGTGGCTGGGTGTGTCAGCCTTTTTAAAAACTCAGGTGTCGCACGGTTGGCGAGCATTCGCATTTTTACCGTGAACGCCACTTCCGCCGCCTGTGAGCCAAGCTGTGCCACTTCCTCCCGCTTTGCTTTTAGCATTTTGGCGAAATACTCATTTTCTTGTAGGTGGGCGAGCTGGGCGGTGGTAAGGCGGTATTCATCCGCAATGGTGGTAGGGTCGGCGTGAGCCAAGGCAAGGTCGTAGGCGAGTGCCTCCCACAACTCAAATCCAATCGGCGTGGTGTTGGTGGAAACCTCATAAGTGTCTGATTGTGGTTGTTGGTCGTCCTGCTCGGTGGTAATGGTCGGTGTTGGTAAGATGTCCAAATCCTCTACTGGAATTTGGGCAGGGGTCGGCGTAACAATAGACGGCGGTTGGTCCATAAGCGTCTTGGCGTAGGACTGATAAGGTGGTGGATTGTGTAGTGTTGGGCGGTTAAGAGCAGTTTGTAATTGTGATAAAAGTTCCTGCGTCTCGTCAGCAGTTGTCGTAATGTTGTCTGTATCGGACATGATATCCCCCAATGGCATTTATGATTGAGTGATATTATATGGTATTTCGTGGATAAAAGAAACGCCTGTGGGAGTTTTGCAGACCACAGGCGTGTATAGTTAGGCACGGTATTGGGGGGTGTTTATGCCTGACTACGGCACATATTTTATTAGGGGAAAACCCTTATGTCAAGGGACTTTAAGGTTATTTTTAAAATATTTTCAAGTGGT